AGGCCACCAAGAGCAGCAATACCAAGACCAATAGCAGCACCCCAAGGGCCAGCAAAGAAACCTGCTAACTGAGAACCCTGCTGAGAGAATGCAATAAGTGGATTAGTCCCAGCTTGTACCTGTACGATAAAGTCTTGTAGCTGGTAACCAGCCTGTTGCATCTGGACTTCTTTAGCACGTAGGGCTTTACCAGAGCCGTAAGCAGCTTTTTCAAAGACACGAAAATCTTTTGCACTACCTTTAGCGGCAATGTTTAGCTTTGCAATCTGATTATTGAGGCGTTTAGTCTCAGCAGTTAGTCTTTCTTTACCGATGAGACCAGCTTTTTCAGCACGTTGAACATCACGTAATTCCGCCTCTAAGTTATCTAGTAACCTAATGGCACGATCCACTGGTGCTGCATTTACATCAATGTCAAACTTTATATCAGCCATTAGCTACCCCTAAGTATACGACATCTAGACGCTTGATTGCTTCTACTTCCCAAGATGCAAGTGGTGTCTCTGTCAATTCTTTCCACGCCTTAATTTGTTCGTATGTTATCGGGTTTGGGCCTGAGAAACCAGCAGACCTACTGTTGCTTAATGTAATAAAGGCAGACCAGACATGAGATATAAGAACTGGAAATTCTGTCGGGGGTTCCAATGCTTCAATCTTACGTCCAGTCTGCCTTTCTACTTCTTCTAAGTGTTCACGTTCTGTAGCACCTGACTCTGTGGGCTTATTCAGTTTAAACTGATGTTCTGCCCATTCACATAAGTCTGATACTACACCTTCATAAAATCCAGAGAGCCATTCAAACCCTCTTCGATTTGTTCACGCAGCCAAAATACTTCTGAGTAGATGGCCTTAGCTTTTGCAGCACTAAACTTAGGTTGTTCACCACCAAATGTGATGCTCCATTCTTTAGTTGCTTTAGCTAAGAGTTCCAAGCCAGCGTCCTCTAGCTCCTCTGCTGTAACTTCTAGTCCCTTCTTACCTTGTGCTTTCTTAAGACGTTTATTTGTCTGCTCATGTACAGCAGCTTTGTAAGCCTTAGAGTGTGGTGCATGTAGTGTGATAGTCATAGGAGACTTATCATCATTAGTAAGTGTTTCTAGAGTAGCAGGGTGTACTATAGTAACTTCTACAGTGTCACTGCTTGGAGTTAAATCTTTCAAGTCCATGTCGAGTTTCCTTGTTATATATCGGGAGTTATCGGGTAGTTATTGTGAGGGATGCCAGACCCGACACCAGCACCCCTCGCCCTAGCTAGGGATTACGCAGTCTCTGGGCGACTGATCTTAAAGTTTGTACCTTCTGTGCTGTCGTATAGACCAACAAAGGACATTGTGATTAGTCGGCTTAGTGGGCCATCAACACCAACATCAGCAGAGTTCACCTTAATACGTGGGAACATAAACTCATATTCGTTAGCTGCTGATGGGTCATTGACTGTGATGACTAGCTCACTCTCAACTTCATTCAAGAAACGGTTGATTAGTGCATCATCCTCAAAGTATGCAGTGAATGTACCTTCGATTTGTGCCATACCATATTCTAGAGATGGAGCAGAAGAGCTACCAATAACGAAAGTTGGTGAGAAGCTGTTGTCTAGTGTAAAGTCAATCGCAGTGATGATTGCAGCAGATGATGAAGAGCCTACGTTACCGATAGCCAAGTCACCTGAGTAAGCATCAAAAGGTTGTGCTGATGAAGCTGCATCTTGTGTCTTTTGTGTCGCTGAAATTGACATATCAGAACCAACAATACCGAATGTTGTTGTAACCATCTGGTTTGGTGCCATTGAAACAGCCATTGAAGATACTGTACAGCCTGTGAACAAACGAGCTTGGTCGATGTCTGCGGCATAGTCTTCAATAGAGAAGAACTTTGGTGTTGTACCAACTTTTAGTTCGTCTGGTGCTGATGATGGGCTTGTGTCCCATGTAGATAGCATTGCTGATTCTAGGAAGGTGTCAAAGTCACCATCACGTAGGTCAACAACGATGTCACCGCCGACTTGAGTGTTACCATGACGGTCAACTCGTGTCATACGGTCAGCTTGAATTTCATTACCTGCAACACGATCACGAGTTAGGTTAAGTGAGTGTGTATTAAACGGCAAGTTTGTAAAGTTACCAGCAGGTGTCGTGCCGAATGTTGATTCGACAATGTATGACAGGCTGGAACGAGAACCCTGTGCAAAGGCCATTTTATTCTCCTAATTAATTATATATGTACCAGCCGATATCAATCGGAACATAGTACCAAGGACTGTCCACGAAGCCTTGCTGTCTCTCAGCATAATCTATGGACACTATGATTGTCTCATCGGACGAGTTAGTAAAGCTAATGTCTGTAGTTGCCTCAAAAGCCTCTATAACTTTGTTAGCTAAATCATCAGCAGTAGCTGGGCCGTTACCTTCTGGGGTATAAACAAGAACAGTAAATACACCTTGGTATCTCTGTTGTGGGTTTAAACCTCTTACAGCAGGTCTACGGAGTGTCGGGACATACTGGCACTTGATATAGCTTGTACCTGTTGTCGGATCAAAAGAAACATTCTCATATGCAATGCTAGGTAGTCCAGATACGTTAGATAGTTCTGTCTCTAAAGCAGCACGAATATCGTTATGTATACTAGCCATGAATATTCCTTACCTTAGCAAATACATGATACCCATGCTTATACTCTACAGCAGTAGCGTGTGGTGAGCCGTTTCTTAGTTCAATTTTTGTAGTATTTTTCAAACTAGATATACGACCAATATCTTTCATGAGATTGTTGAAACCCTCTTGACGCATCGCTTGAGGATTTTGTCCTTGAGGTTTATTTCTAGAAGACTTTCCTCTTGGACGACCAGCACCCACCGTATAGGAAAATGAGGTTACATATGCGCCTGTGTCTACTGGAGAAGCTGATACTGCTGTCTGTGCTATATCTATGAGCTTATCTCTTACAGCGTCTTCTGCTCTTTGCTCTAGTGCATCAAACTTCTTGCGGAGAGAGGGATTGATCTTAAGTGTAGTTTTAAGCATCACTCTCTCACATGACAGATGTAACAGATTTTAGTCCCTGCTGAGTAAATAGTGGTAACTCTGTGTATCTTTACGTCATCACCATTGCCAGAAATAAGGTCGTCATCTTCTGGTTCTACTGCGAGGTCTAATGCAGAAATTACACAACGACGATTACCCCTAACAACTTCATCTATAGTTGGTACTGTTCCATACTCATAGTTATAAAAGTATCCAGTACAAGAGTAATTTGTTGTGGCAGAACCATCAACACTACCTGTGGCAGGGTTATAAGTACCTGCTGTAGTCTTCTTGGTTAGGGTTAAGGTCTCACCAAAATCTCTGACCAACTTTAAGAAGTCGTTGCTGTTGAAACTAGCCATCTAAGACCCCTTAATCGTAGTCTACTTCATCACGATAATTTGGTGGGTTACGGAACCTGTCACCTCTAAATGCTGGCATAATACGGTCTGTATTCTGTCGTACTGATTCGACGGTTGCGATAGAAATACCACCTGCTTTAATACCTAGTGTAGCGTTAGCTTTCTTGCCTTGGTATTCTAGACGTTCTGCCAGTTTATAATATTGTTGAGATAGTTGACTGTACTTGGCTGATAAAGCACCATCTAGTTGTACATCAACTTTACGAGCATATTGACCTGAGATAGTACGGGCAAGCCATGATGCAGCTAAATATACGTTGTTTGAGTTCTCTGACAAAGCAAAGGTTACTTCTTCATTAGCAACCTGTTGATCGTTTGTGTCAGTGTCACCGATAAGCAAACGCACGGAGTTTAGACGACCAGATGCAGTAGTCGTATCTAAGTCAGTTGCATCATAACTCCAAGCCATCAGTCTACCTCGTATTGTCCGTATGTTCTACGCCAGCTTCTAATCAATCCACGTTGCTTATCTGCAATCTTAGATTTCTTACACTTCTTACGGTCAAAGTCAGCTTGCGAGTTTGTCTTAGCTTTAACCTTAGTGTTGATGTTATCTACAACAGCGTGTAATCCAGTTACATCTAGCTCTTCTAGTCCGTCACCAACTTTACGTTCTATTTCTAATTCAGGATTGTGGTAAATCCATCTTTGATTGTAGAAAGTCAAGACCGTCTTTTCATCGACGCTTAATTCTTTCCACTTGAACTCTTGGTTCTTCTTCAGTTTACGACCACCAGAAGTAAAAGGTACTTTCACAAATACAGGTCTGTCTAACTGAAGAGGCATTTCTTCTTGTCTTAGCATTTTAGCCTCTTACATCGGGTGAGGGAATATGAGGGCCACCGAAGCAGCCCCCAGAGAAATTATATTAAGCTACAACAGTGTTAAAGAATACACCCAAGTCAGCACCTGTGACTTTCATGTCGTAAGACATTTTAACTTGGATATGTTCAGCAACTTGCATACGCTTAAGAGCATCGTCTGAGAATGATTCTACAGTGACACCCAAGTTGTTTACACCTTGTAGGTTGTTCCATGCGAATGTTACACCCGCTGCTGGTGTCATAAGACCTGCTGATGCTGGTGAGTGTACCAACAATGCAGCTTTACCACCGATGAATGCATTTGATTCTGCAACACCTTCTACAGATGAGTTTTTAACCGCTTCCATGACGTAGAAGTTCTCTACTTCAAAGATTTCAGCCAACTTAGCGTTAGTGATAAGTGCTGTGTTTGTGACAGTTGCACCACCGTTCAGACGTGCTAGGATGTCTGGGTGGTTGATTAGGATGTCACGTACTTCTTTACCAACAACCATTGTGTTTGGCTTGAAGCCGCCAGACTTAAGCTGCATAGTACGACGAGCAGTAGTTACGTCAACGATTGGTGTTGAGTTTGTGTAATCTGACCACTGTGTGACTTCTGCTGCTGTGTCGTTGTCTGCGTTAGCAACACCTGTGTACTCTGTACCCCAGATTGATGCTGCGAAGAAGTTAGTTGCGAACTGCTCTTCACGATGGAT